CATATATGCAGCAGTGGTACTAGGAGCAGAACCAGAGCTATTATTCGTTAATATTGCTTGCAGTGCATTATTTATATCGCTCCGGACGTTGGCGCCTGTGGAATTGTCTATTACATAGTCGTGAGTTGCCATCTTCTAAACCAATTTTTTATCTAAGTATATCTTAATAGTTAATTTTTAACTACCTCGTCCGAATCCTGTTGCAGTATATTTAAATTCCCTATTTACATGACTTGAGCCGTTTTTTATATCTATATTGAATCCGCTTCCTGTAATAGATGATAAAGCAAAGAAATCTCCACTTTCTGCGTTTTCTATTGTGATAGCAATACTAGGTAAAACAGAATTTGCAGCAACACTCGTACCAGATTGACCAGTGAAAAAAGTATTTGTGAATGTCACTGATTTTTGAGAAGTTCCTGAAGAAATAATGCCACCACTTGTTGCCCCTGCATTGCCAAGACTTGTTTCTGTTCTACTTTCAAGTTCCGCTGTATAACCTAATTGATCGATTTCTATTGATTGCGCAGGGTCATCTGAATCCATTTCACATCTAAATTTAAAACCTTGATATTGTTGCACTTGTGGCCGATGTAACAGTAAAGGTGCTTGAACTTGGAACAGTTACGATTTCATAATTACCATCGGTTGCACTTCCCGCAGTAAAATCTATAACAACAAAATCTCCAACAGAATATCCATGCGAACTTTTTGTGATTGTTATTGTTGTTCCGCTTTGTCCGTAAGTTGCAGAAGTAGATAAATCAGGGTCAAGATCAGTTGTAGCTACTAACAAAGATGCGCCAACATCAAAAGCTGTTGCACCATCAAAGTCTGTCCAAGTATCAATGTTTGCTGATCTTTTATCAATCAAATCATTTGGATAAAAACCTTGTGTTACAAAATGTCTTCTCAATCTCAAAGGTTGCTTGCCACCTAAATCAA